CATTACAACCTCACCACGTAGTGGACGAGGTCTCCCGCCAAATCCTCGACCCTATCTACCCTGTGAACAGTCCGGGCAAATTCCGTATCCGAAGTATCCGTATCAGGAAGCCAAATCCTGTCAGAAGTCGTAATGCGAGTGATGGTCGAGATACGATCGTAGTCATCCAACTCGCGAGAGACGAAAAGATCCTTCGACCACAAAGAGTACTCCACCCGACACTTGAACGTCCGCTTCACGTCGTAAACAGGATCCCCACTAACGTCGCGGGACGCCACAGACTGGACAGTGGCTGTATGAGTATGCGTATGAGTGATGTCCACTACGACCCCGGCAAATAAATGTACGGATCGAGTAGTTCTTCTATCAAAGACTTAAATCCCTGGTCCTGGTACCACACCGCAGCCTCTAGGACGTGCTCTCGCTTAATCTGAGGGTTCCTGGTGCGGTTTCTAAACAGATTGGTAGTCAGAATGATAGCAGCCTGCTCGACGTCAGCAGGGAGCCCGTACGGGCCTGCCGTCTGTTCAGGGGTGTTGTACCCGCCCTCATAGGTAATACGATACCTTTTCCGGGCTGTCGTGTACTGCCGATCCTGGGAAATCCCGCGATTGACAAAACCCGAGAACGCAAAGGTGTACGTGTTGTAGATAATCCCCGTGTCCGCATCCTCTAAAGAGTATCCGTCCGAGTCGACCTCTTGGTCTAGAATGATGTCGAAAATCTCCGTAATCGAGATAACCGGGGTGCGGCTCAAAGACACCGTGGCGTTATCGTAGCCCCGGAAAGTCTCTATGGCAGCAGCATCATAGTAGAAACTGCGGTTACAGAATTTGTCGATGTGGCGAGAAGCAGTCCGAATCATGCGGACGAGAGTGTCGTCATGCGATCTAACGGAGATGTCTAAGACCTCTTTGACCGCAGGCAAGCTTGTGTAGTCGTCGATACCAAGCGTCAGACTCATTCCGCATCCTGCATAGCCTCAACGATCCTACCAACGAGCTTGGCCTTGGACCCACTTGTAGAAATACCAAGCTCTTCCGCTATCGCCTTGAGTTCTCGGTGCTTCATATCTAGCAAATCTTTCTCCGTAGTGTCCTCGACCTCGGCGGCAGGCTCTGGTGGAGATTCCACCGAGGCCGGGACTGCTACGGGAGTTTCGGCGTCTACGTAGGGGACGGCGATCCCTTTGCGCACTAAGTTGTCTGCAAGCCTGTCGCGGAAACCCGCTATGTCACCTTGGAAATAGTGATTGTAAGGCTTTATAAACTTAATACGCTTACGCATAAATCACCTCTATACGATGAACTCAAAATATCCTGCTGTGTCGTACTCAGGCTGGGGAGCATTGAGGCTGAATCCGCCCACCTGCAACTCACATCCCGCCGTAGCATTCGACAAAGTGCCCGTCGCCCCTGCCGCCATTTGAACGATGACAGTAGCGAGAACAAACTGGTTAGCAGCCAACAACTTGACAGGCAACATCACCGAATATTGGTGAGCACCGTTGTTGGCATCGACAACCAGCGAAGCAGTGAAAGTCTTGAACGAGGCAAAACCCGACCCTGAAGTGTCGGAATCCTGCACCGTGATAATGCACTCTACGGCATCACCAAGAGCGCCACCGGCAGTCGTACACTCCCCGGTAACGATGACCTGCATCGACTGAGGTCGACCTTCCGTAATGGAGGTTCGATCGATCTCTGCGGAAGTCGCTAGAACCGTAACATCTTGCGGCGCGAATCCGTGTTTGACGATGCTCATACTGAAAGCATCATATGCTTGAGCCAAGCCCATGGTTATCTCCTTGTGTCTCTTAAATCTGCCAATCGACGTCTTCGAGCAACGCTGCGCCGTCTCCGTACTGGTAGTAGAAGTCAGTGCGCGTAATCAAACGATACGCTACCTCGTCCCGACTCCAAGCGGAAACCAGTGTACCAAACTCGTCTTTATACGAAGCATCCCGACTCGCGTCCAACCGGATGTCGTCGCTGTCCGCAATGGTCATATAGTCACGAGTGACTAGGTACATTTCACTTTGATCCGAGGATCCGCCCAAGTTATCAGGAATCTGGTTGGTCTCCGCAAACGGAATACCAACGAGACGACCTGCAAGCATCTCCGGAAGGAAAATGCGAGTGTCCGCTGTCGTCGACAGCTTGTTAGCTAGACCACTCCAAGTAGTGGAGTTCAAGATCCAACTTGAGACGCCAGGCCCAACCTCATGATTGGCAACTTTCAGAAGCCTCATCATTTCAATTAGGTCCGAAAAAATCTCGTCTACCGTACACGAAGGCCCTGCCTTGGTGCGGTTAAAAGTATTTCCGGCGTCAATGAAACTCTTCAGACCAGCAGGACGCTTGAGCGTTCCCGGTGACCGAAGGAAGGTGGCATCTTCATTAAGACGGATGGCCCGAGCCATCTGCCGCTGGATGTACGACTCAACATTGGTTGCGTCATTGAGCAACTCGTTGGTGGCGACCATCAAGCAAGTAAGCTTTTTCGGGACCAAACGATCCTGATCAAGCGTTGTAGATGTGAGCGTCAAGTCTTCCGACTCGTCTGCCCAAAAAGCCTGAGCCCTGGAAGCTTCGCGAGGAAGAGTCCGGGTGCCACGAAGGCGAATCGGAGCAGGGGCAAGCTGCCGCATCACGGTAGCGTTGTCACGAAGCTCGATAATCTGAGATGACATCTCTTCCGGAACCAACATGCCTACCGAATCCATGGTGGACTCGTTAAGAGCACGAACAACGAGGTCGTTGCCCATGTCCTTGGCCATGCTGATTGCAAGTTGGAGATCGCCTTTGGACTGGCCAAGGCACTTCAAATAGTCGTGGAGACCAGCTTTTTCATTCCGGACGATGTCCGAAGTACCACTGATCAAACCCCTTGCGAACTTGCGATTGATGGGAGCGTTGTCCTCCATCTTCTTCGCAAGGTCCTCAAAAGACCTTTCCATGCCATCGCGGATCGATTGACCAGTCGCCTCTCCCAACACATCCCGAAGTTGGGGCATGAGCGCCTTAATAACGCTGTCCACCGCCTGCTTCGTGACTTGCGGGACGTCGACGGTATCCACCGCGCCATCCTTAGACTCAAGCTTGACGTCACTCATTTGTCTTCTCCGTGTAGTTCCCGTCGTGCGACTGCTACTAGTTCTCTCGTCCAATCCTGTAGATTGACTTTTACGGTATCATTATTGTCATGTTTAGGCTCTTCACGCAAGGGAGGGGTGGAAATTATAATTTCCTTCTCCCTGTGCCCGAAATAAATTTTTTCTAACTGGGCTTTCGACATCCCCAGCACATCTGCGTGAATTTGCATGTACTCGTCTAGGTAATCTGCCGCCGGGGTTGTGTCTAAACCAGCCTCTTTAGCATGGTCAAAAGCACTTTTTTGGAGCCTCGCGTTACGGTTAGAGCCTACCGTAACTGCGCTATATTCAAGGAGTTCTTGCTTTTTAAAATTAATCGCTGGCGACAGGGGTGTCCCCCCACGGGCTTCCTGATCAGCAGCGGGGGCTGCTTCGTAATCCAGGGCTTTAAAACCCACAGAAACGTCTGTCAGGAAACCCGAGGCGAACATCTGACCTATCAAATCCCCGAAAGCATACATGTCTTTTGGGGTGAAGGCCGCAACGGACTTCAATGCTTTGGAATGCTTCCACAGTTTTGCGGACTTGGCTACAGGGGGTTGGCTTTGATTGTGAGCCCACAAAACAATACCGTTGTAGTGCTCAGTAACCCACCCCGAAGCAGAAACCACATCACCGTGCCGGTCTACCGTCTCGTCCGAGATGGAAAAAGCGTGTACCTGCTGCTCCGCAGCGATGGCAGAACCGTCGATTTCCTTCTCGTCGAAGAACTTTTTCCGCTCTTCGAGGTCGTTCAAACTATAAATCTCCGGTTTGAAGCGCCTTTTTAAGTTGAGTATAGGAAGACTTTCCTCGGTTTCTTCACTCATCCTCTTCCTCCTAAGCAGTTTCTTCTGCCGTTTCTTCTTCATCCTCTGCCGTTTCTTCTTCATCAGCGTTCCCTGCTGCGGAAGAGTAGGTGACCGGCACGAAAAATTCATCCCCACCCTCGACAGGCGGGAGGTCTTGCAGATCACGCCACTCGTTAATGGTACGTGTCTGGGGCACTTCCTTGGCTACACTCAAGATATAATCTTTGTCTTCAGGCACCGGACTATCACAACCCAGTATCAAATTCTCCGAACCCAAAAACTGGGGCAGGAGGTCTTGCTGGATCTTGGCCTTAATCCTTTTTAGGCGCGGCCAAAGCACGCGCTTGGTAAAGATGTAGTCCGCTGCATCGATCGTCGAACGGTTGGCGTTCTCGATGATTCCCAAAATTTCCGGCGGCACTCCGAAAATCTGCACCACGGTATCCCGCTCGAATTGACGTAGCTGAATCAACTGCAACTCTTGAAACGTCGGGGAAAGCTGGTGGACCGAGAGCTTGCCGGAATGCCAGTGAGTCTGGAAAGCCTTGCGGGCTCCCTGGAGTTTTCCCTCCCAGTGACCCTTTGCCTGCTCCAACTGCTCTTTTCTCGCACCCTCGACCCCCACCAACAACTCCGGCACCGCAGAATTGTAAAACCTCGCGGCTGTATGGATCGCCGCCTGCTCATCTGTGTCTATCTCGTGAGCAAGACTCCACCCAGGACTACGACCCCTGCCGTAAGGATCTTTGGGATTTGGGCTCTTGAACCAAATCACGTCTATTTCCGGCACCTTGCCGTTGAAAAGATTGTGGCGGATCTCAAAAGTCGGGTCGTCCGGTGTCGGGGTTTTCATTACCCAGTGCGGGGGAACCGGGTACGCCTCCACAGGGATTCCGTTTTGGCGCTCCAATATCCAAAAAGCATCTCCCACCAAGTCGAGGTAGACTTGCGTGAGGTACATTAGGTGGTGCCCGTCCATAACTGGGTTAGGGGTTACTAACAAATCCAGCAGCGGATGACTGCTGACCTCCTCTAACTTGTACTCGTCTTCAGCGTAAGATACGCCCTTGAAACGGTAGTCGAGAGAGGTGGGCTCCTTGTACAAACGCCACGC